ATTTGGGAATAATTTCGCTTTCAGGATAAACGAGGCCCCGAGGGTTTTTCATTCGGTCCTTCGTTCGAGGTCGGTCGGTCATGCTTCGCAATCCATCGGTCGAGTGCGGCTTGGCTTGCACGTTGATGACCTTCTTTACTTCGGCTTCTTAGCTGCTGATGCACCGCACTATGGTGTGCATAACACAGACTTTGAAGATTGCTGAATCGAAAAGCGAGTTCCTTCATCTGCGCAAAGTTGTTTGCCGTTTCGATGGGGATCACATGATGCACGCAGTCGGCAGCTTTGGTGATTCCCTCTTCCAGGCAGAGCTCGCAAAGTGGATTGCGTTGCTTCTTTACATTGCGTATGTCGCGCCACTCCTTTGAGTTGTAGATGCGCGCCTTGTCTTGCTTCTGACTCATACGCTACCACTCACCACCATGCGGTCGAAAGCCGAGGCTTTGTTCCAGTTCTACATCGAGGCCGTCATTCACATGCGGCTTGCGTCGCGGATCATCATGGCGGATTACATTCTCATCATCAGGTACCATCACTCACCTCGCTTTCATCATCAAACTTAAATCGTTGGTCAGTCGCAGCAGAGTCCGGCGTGCGGTGTTGCTTGCCACGCGAGCGGTTGCCGTAGGTGTAGACCGCACCGTTATCCATGCGGCCAGCATCTTCAAACTCTCGGCGATACTCATCATTCAGATGGCAGATCACGTCGGCATCCACCAACGTGTTGAGCACCTCGGTCACGCTTTCACATTCCAAGATGATGCGAGCACGCAGTAGTTTCATGTAGAGCTCAGGCATCAGTACGTGAAGCAGCTGCTCGAAGATATGCATCACGTTCTCGTCTTGATCCCAGATGCCCATCCACGGCTTGCGTATCATCGTGGCCCTTAATCCCTTCTTTTCACCAGTCGGGTCTTGCAAGATGTAGACGGCTTCTACGATTTCCTTTTGCACGGTCGGGTCGGCGAGGTTGAGCGCATCAGCCCATCCAGCCATGTGTTCAAAGATGCTCATCGCGCGCTCCATCTCTTCCGTCAGATTGTGGCGGTCGTCCATGTAACGAATCAAGGTGTCGCATACCATCTGAATGAGTTCATAGATAGTCATGCCCTTTTTCTTGGCAATGCGCGCCAGCTGCTCGGCTGCTTCGCGTCGCATCTTGGTGGCCACCGTCACATATCGCGGGTCGATTTGTTTTGTTGTCTGTTCGTCGTTATTCATTGTCAGTAACTTCGAGGTTGAGGTTGTCTATTAATGGTTGAACTTGTGGCATCTGCTTGGCCACATCTTTGATAGTAGTCAGTCGGTTTGAACGGTTAAGCATCCGCACCACAACGTCGGCAATGTCGGCCTTCTCGCCGTCTTCTGGTTTCCACCATTTGGTGACGGGTTCGGTATCAATCGCCAATCTGTCATAATGCATTTGTTCGGCCTTCATTTTCCATTTTTCGATGCCGTCACGATCTGGGTAAAGGATGATGTGTCGCTGCTGGTCAATCAATGGTTGCAACCGTTCGCGTGTTATCATCTCCAAGCCACCACATGCAAGCCATATTTGCATGGTGTGGTTGCCGTAAGCCGTCGCCATGAGTATCGCGGTCTTCTCTGATTCCACGAGCTTAATGGTTGCATTCGGGAATCGCTCTATCAAGTGCATACCAAAGAAGGTGAGATGGGCTTCCATCTTGTCTTCATCGTACTGCGTCAGTCGCGGGTCGCGGAACAATGCCGAATGGATAAAGTCGAAATTCCATGTGGCCTCTTTGTCGCGGTGGCCGTCAGGTCGGTATTTCATCATCTTACCTGTGCGTATCTTTCCGTTCTGATCCATCTGCCAAAATATCGTGTGGCCATTCTTACCATGACCAACGTGATAGTCAAACAGATTCTTTTCAAGTCGGTAACGTTGCACGTCGTCCCAGGCAATACCCATCCGCATCCACTTCACGAGGTTGTCATCATCAATGGCTTTCATCGTGCGCATCACCATCGAGGCTGGCAGCTCCAACATGGGCAATGGTGGCGGTGCCGGTCGCGGGGTGTAGGTCCAGTTGACATCTACGTTATCAACATCAATATTGTACTTCTTACCCAACCACCGTATGGCATCAGGATAGGATAGGTTTTCGTGCTTCATCAGCCAGTCGACCACACCGCCCCTGGCACCACATGCGAAGCACTTGTAACAGTTGCCCTTCGGGTATACCTTAAACGAGCCGAGCGACTTGTCATCGTGGAATGGGCATAATGCCTCATACCTCACACCAGTCTTCTTTAGTCCCGATTTGTTGCCGCTGTCATAACTGCCGATACAATCCTGAATGACCTCCTCTATCCTGGCGGTATCAAGAATCTTGTCGATAACATTTTGTTCGATTCTGCTCATTGTCTTTTTTGGGTTTGTGGGAATGGAATGATTGGAAAGCCAAATGCGCGTGTGCGCATGGCGCGTGTATGTGTCCCGTGACCTACGCCCGCCCTCATCAAGCGGGCAGGGTCTCGTGACCTCACGCCTTTGCGGGTAGTACACGGTTCGGTATACCTTTAGGTATACCATCGGATTTAGTACACCGTTTTTAGAATGGTAAATCATCAGAAGGTATCAGCATATAATAACCATTTTGTTTGACTGTCGATTCGACCAACAATTTGAGATTAATTGCGACATCGAGATCTGCCTGTTGCTGGTTGGCACTCCTAACACCTCCGATTTCCTTAAATATTAACTCCTTGATGGATTTTCGACTTAATGGCCAATTATGCTGACTAATGCCCTGCCTTATCCATTTGGTAATATCTTCAACCGTGTCAACCTTTACTTCTTTTTGTACAGGAACACCGCCAGCGATGATTCGTGGAATACCAAGCGCACCTGCTTGGTCTGTTATCTCAAACTTCCAATCGTCGAGGTCTTTTCCACGAGCGTCGAGTTGTTTAACCGTGAATGTCACACCGTTGTTTGTCTTTGACTTTACTGAGGCCAGCGTATCAGTCACTTTATTACCTAACTCTGTACCGAGATGGCCACGCATTTTTGATTCATCATCATTACCTGGCCGTGGGTTGAGGTGTAAAACGTTCCAGATACAAATGTCGCGTTTCTCGGCGATTGCCATCAGTTCTTGCACCAACTGCGCCGACTGGTCATTATCGTTGAAATTTCCGATGATGTCACGTACACCATCAATGAAAACGATGTCAGGATGAAGAATATCAATGGCTGACTTAATCAACCGCCAACGTTTTCTGAATGATGGTTCTTGATCATTGCCTTCTATGGTACGCATCCAAAGAACGTTGAACCGTTCATGTGGCATGTTCATCGGATGATCTATCAACCAATGTACACGTCTGAGCACCTTGGCAGAGTTTAGCTTCTCCATTTCGGTATCAACCCATAAAACTCGTGGCAGATGTCCGAGGTGGTCAAGTGTGCGTTGTGGAACCGTCAGCCCTGGAAGGTTGTCATGTACCCTTGGACAGTCAGGCGCGAGACACGCGGCAATCAGCATGGCGATGACGAATGTTTTACCGTTTTTCTTCTGACCAGTTAGGGCCTGAATGCCACCGAGTGCAGAGAATGGAACACCGTTGAACTCTAACATATAATATGGTTCTGGGTAGTCTTCTCTCGCATCCAGAAGAAACGGTTTTAATTCTTCCATCGCTAACTGTTCTGGCGATGATGTTTGGGGAATGGTTTGATTCTCTTCGTTCATAGTTTCTCTTGTTTGTATCGGCCACGCCCTGTATAACGACCGATGAAATTATTGCGGTGGAATGATGGATCGCGTTGCAATCCGAGTTCCTTGGCTTTGCAGAGCACCGTGCAATCAGAACACCCTATCACGTCGGCAATGTCTTGTGATGGTGTGGTAGGATAAAGCCGCCGCAAGGTATCGACGGCTTCATGCGTCCATATTCTTGATGTTCCTTTGATGCTCATATTACTTAGAATGGTAGATCGTCTCCATTTTCGCCGTTTCCTTCGCCTGTGGGCGCATTGTTTTGCGGTTGTGGAGAATCACCCGACTGCTGGGTGTTCGCGCCTTGTGTGGACTGCGGTGTCGGTCTCTGCTGACCTGCGCGCTCAACGTTGGTGATGCGTACCTCATTAAACCATCGATCACCCTCTTTTGTCTTCTGAGCATCCAACCTGAGTGTCAGCGTTACATTTTCCTCGAACTGTTGAAGGTTGTGACGTTTGATATTATCTTCACCAAAGATGCGTACCACAAGACGGTTGGGATTATGTGCGCCACTCCATGAGAAAAATTCAAAGAGGTAGTCTTGCGACATCCAAGGGTTTCCTGTTCTTTGACTTGTGCCCGACTGAGGTGGGAAAACCTCGGCGATGCGACCTGTTAATTTTACTATCTGTTCCATATCGTTTATTTAATGTTAGGATTTGCTTTCATTTTCTCTTCCAATTCCTCTAACTTGGTCTTGGCTCTTTCGCTCATCGGACCGTCTGGCACGCTCTTCTTTTTGGGTTCCTTCTTTGGCTTCGGATTGATAGGCATCTTCAACTCTATCTCTGCCAAACGTTTTTCTACTTTTAGCGCGTGGTTGTAAACGAGCTCGATTTTCTTTTTTAGGTTGTCAACGTTCTTGCTGTACTCAGAACCGAGCAATAAATCTACGACGGTTGACAGGATATCGCTCTTTTCCATCGGTTTCGTGCTGAGTGCGCCGACGCGGGCCATAAAACCAGCCAACAGGTCAATCTCGTTGAAATACAGAAAATCTTCTGCATCGCCAACTTTC